GAGTTTGTCGTCTATATAAATACTGTAATCCTTTTCGTAGTCTCCAATTTTAACTACGATCAAATGTTCATCGCCCGGTACAGCACTTTTCTCATCAAGATATGATTTCTCTACCGTTCTGTTCTTATTAACAAGGAACGTATAGTCAGCTACTGTCAGTGCTCGCAAGTCAGATAACGGATTAGCTACACCACCTAACGATGCTTGTCCTCCTAAGCTTAGATAACTATTAGCTATAGAAGTTACAGCTATCGATACTTGTGTGCCGTCTACTGTGTTAATAACGCCTATACCACCAAGCGATACAGCTACACAATACTTGTTCTGTTCTGATCGTTTAACGAAGTGTGTGAATAACTTATCAGCATTCGTACTACTACTATTTATCTTCTTTGTATATTCAGTAGGAGGACGTTTAACCAAGCCTTCAACTACAGTAGCCCAAGCGTTAATCTGTTCGTCGCATTGACCGGGAAACCGTAGGTTGTCAGGCTGTTGTGATACGCCTTGTGCGAGATTCGGAACACTGTTTACTAACAGAGGCATATATATACTATCTATCTAAAACTCTAAGTACGCTGTAGTCATCAAAGATAGTACGATCAGCATTCTCGGAGTCACTATCTATCGCACGTGCTTTAGCTTCTATCTCATCTCTTAAAGCAAAGCCTTCTATCTCTCTACTACCTAAGAATCTATTAGCAAAGATACGTGCTGATTTAACTGTTATGTAATGTCGGAACTGTTCAGGCATATCTGTAAAGTCCAACTCAAAAGTGATGGAGGCTTTAACCTCCTTAGTCCATACATCCGTGTGATTCTTTCTGTCGTATAACAAAAGTCCACGTTGTACTGGATCACTGTCTGTATAAATTTGTGGGTCCAAGTCTACTCTAAGCGTGTTGCTCGGTAGGTTAATCTTAGACGTTGAAGCATTAGGAGTAAGTGGATACTCATGCTCAGTATTAAAATGCCAGCCCTCTGACTGTATAGCCTTACTGGTTTCGTTGAGGACTGCCTCGGCTTGGACGACTGATACAGGTACAGCAGTACCACCTAGCGTGTTAACAGGAGCTTCTCCTATTACACTGATCATTGTGTTTACTGCGTTTAGTTTAGTCGTTAGAGCCATAGCTATTTATAAGTATAAAAATACTCAGTGAGGGGAGCGGAACTAATCCAGACCTCCCCAACACCGAGAGAAGAGTGTTACGCTACAAGTTCGATAGCACACTCAGGACGGAGAACTCCGTGACCCATTGCGTACTTAGCAACGAACAATGTACCTTGACGCTCAATCTGATATTCAGACTCAGTAGCAAGATCAAGTAGTTTGACGGTTCCTACAGCAGCAGAGTGAGAAATGATTCCCAAGCTGTTACGGAAGTCTCCGTTGTATCCTACTCCACCACCACCAAATACGTCATTAGCAGACGATCCGTCTCCAGTAGAAACAGCTGATAAATCAGTTGATGGAATGTTGTTGGATTTAAGAATGCTGATACCAGCAATTTGAGGTATCGATCCTGAAGCAAGACTTCCTTGACCACCAATGTCAGAGTTAACAGCAGAAACAAGGGAGAAGCTATTTGAGCTGTCTGCACCTGTTACTAATTTGTAATACTCTTGTGGGCGAAGAACGCAGAAACGACCGTCACTAGGAACGTCATTCTCGTCAAGCTTCTGAGCAGCAGTAAAGAAAGCAGCTACGAGGTCAGCACCAGTAGTAGCAGCAACAGTACCCGGAGTGTCAGGAGCTGAGAAGTCGTTATTAGCTACGTCAAGTTGTCCACCTGATTTGCCTACTTGAGTCAAGTTAGCGGAATCACGAGCAGCAGCACAGAATACTTTAGCTAAAGCAGTATCGAAACGAAGAGCAAGAGCCTTACCCAACTCACTAGCGTAGACGCTGCGGATGTCGTAGTGGTTCTTTACGTCGTCGATGTTAGCCAAGAAAGTAGAAGCAACAAGCATCTTATCGATGGTGATGATCTTCTCAGTCTTAGCGATGTCGCTCAAGTAACTGTTACCTCCGTCAGCAATGTTCTCGCCGGGAGTGTGGTAAGCAGCTGAAGCAATTCCAGTTACTGGGAACTGTGCAGACTTGCCGCTTTCGATTGTTCTGATTGTGTGTAGTGCTTTGAATACGTTAGACTCGTCAAAGGTTTGCAGAATCTCTCCAGAAAATTTCTTGAGAAACAAAGCATCGTTGTCCGATCCACCTTCAATAAGACCTACACGACTTGGGGATGTATTTCCATTTGCCATAATATATAGTTTCCTATGTTAATTGTTTGTGAATGTATGTGTTATTTGATTACCGTTTGACTTTCACTTCTTTCGTCTTCACAGGATTGTCCGCCGCAGCGGGTCGAGGGACTAGTTGTTGCTAGTTGTCGATTAAATTTATCTATAAGTAAAAGGGAAAAAGTCTTGACTGTCAACCTCTTCGACCACTTGGACCAAAGTAAAAGCCGAGAATACAAGGCAATATTACCGTACATCCCATAAGGCTGATGTGTCCAGAAGAGATGGTGATCGGTGTTTGGTGAGCTTGAAAACTGATGAGTCCGAAGAGGAACTCGTTGACACCTTCTCCGTCTGCGTTTGTAAAGGTAACGATTTCTGCTTGGGGATAGATGGTACAGAGGATGATACAAGAGCAGAGCGTAGACACCCCGATAACAGCAAGAATACGACGAGTAAAAGAAACAAACTCACCAGTACCTCCTTTAGCGATTTCAGCTTGTAGTCGAAGGAAATTATCAGACGCACGGCTCTCTCTCGCCATTTCAAGATCGTGCTTATTTTGTTTTGCTTCAAAGACATATCCGAATACGCCTTTAAGAATCGCCCCCATAGCAGTGCTACCACCGCCCGTAATAAATAACATAAGTAATTCACCCATCTCACTGTAGCTCCTTGTACCTTAAAGTATCAAGCAACTCTTCATGTTTACCTACTTGCTTCTCCATAAACATCAAACGCATATCTTGTGTAGCATCAGCTGGTAAAGCTCCAAGCTCTCCTCTAGGCCACTTCACTCGGAACTCTGCATTAAGTTCTACATCATGTTTAAGCCGTAGTATCTCTAAGTCTAACGCATTAAGCTTGTTCCATAAGACACTATAACCCCACACAGCTGTACCTACTATAGCTATTACTTTAGCAACGAAGGCTATGTTAGCTTTAACCTGTGTGTTCTCGTTTAACTCTTTCATTACAGTCACCATAACAAAAAACCCCTAGCGTCAGCAAACCAATAACCAACGCTAGGGGAACTCTACCTATAATATGAATGAACAACTAAATACTACTTACTTGCAAACGTCTGTCAATCTCTTCGTGATATGCTTTATCACCGCTCTTATATCGAGGGTCTGATTGAGCACGAGCAAGCTCTTGCATAGAACGAAAAGGCATAGTAGATGCACCATTGACTCCACCTTGTGTAAGCTTGGGCTTTGCTCCTACATCGTTTTGATAGCGAGCGTAAAGACCTTGGACTGCTAACTTAGCTTGCGAAACTGTACCACCTGTGACGGCCTCATCAAAAGCATCAACTTCTTCTTGTGGTAGATTCTCGTTCGCCCACTCAGCCATCGCTTCGTAGTTCCCTTGAGCCACGCTTTTGATTTGTCCTTCTTCAGATTGTTGTAATGCTTGTTGCCCGGCTGCGTAGCTATCTACTAAGTCTCTAGGTAGTCCAGCCTTTTCTAAAGTGTTATAAGTTTCCTCACTAAGTTGACCGTCGTTTTCAAAGAACTCTTTACTTGCTTCCGCAACCGCTTGGTATGCTTCACTAGTATCCTCTTCAGTTTGTTTTTCTTTGTTCTCAGCTTTCTCTTCAACTTGTTCAGATTCTTCCGAAGCTTCTTCAGGACTTTGTCCAAGTTTCTTTTCCAACTCGGAGTACGCTTTCGACATATCCTCTGGACTCTTGAACTTTTCGGGGAGCCATTCCGGGCGGTCGCTTTGCTCTTGCGGTAGTTCCTCGCTCTCGGTGTTGGTTTCTTCTTCGGGTTCGATTTCGCTGGGTGCTTTTTCATTTATCTCTACTCGGTGTAATTCAGCCATTGTTTGTTATTCCTCTTGAGGTGGTTCTTGTTGGGCCATGTACTGCTCTTGTGCAGCATTGATAGCAGGTGCTACAGCAGGTCCGCCTAACTTCATCATCATCTCTTGTTGTTGAGCTTGCTGCATAGCTTGTTGAATTTCTTCTTCCGTCTTGATTAGTCCTTCAGTCTCTATACCTAGAGCAGTAGCACGACGCTTAAAGTAATCACTAACGTTTAAGTATTGAGTTACAGCTTGAGGTCCTACTATTTGGTTAGCTCCTGCAAGGAACATATCTAATCTATTAAGATCGTTACCTCTACCTAGAGCTTCAACACCTGTAACAATAGTAGGCTTAACAATATCTTTAGGTATCTTAGGTAGACGCTTATCCTTAGACATCTTAGCCATCAAGCGAGTAACGATTGGTAGCTGTAGCTCCTGTGATAACAAAGAGTAAAGACCACCTAATGCAGCTTCTAACTCTTGACTGAGCATCCGTATCTCTTCAGCTGTTACTCGTTCTGCATTACGTACAACTCCACTAGTCAGAAGGAAAGCTTGGCTCAACCTATCTGTTATACCAGCCATAGTAGTCTGAGCAGTACGGAAGTCATTGAACTTATTAAGTTGTAATACAGATACATCTGCTTCACTACCTTGTACGATTGCTCCGTTAGGTGCTTCTGCTAATGTTCTCGATCTTGTTGTACCGTTCGGGTTAACCATGAACAATACTTTAGCAGCAGCTGCACTACCTTCGACGATAGCTTTTGTAAGTGCTTCCAACGACTTGAGGTCTCCGATATACTCTTCAACAAATCCTCTGCCGTAGTCCTCTCCATCAATCTGAGTGTAACGTAACGGGAGCCAAGGTGACTTATCGATGGGATACTTACCAACACTTTCTTCGATGAGTATACCTTTGACATCTTGGTGTACATTAAAGTGATCTCCTTCTCGTATTACTGCTGTGTATAAGTCACAAGTGTTTTCCTTCTCCTGTCTGTACACTTCTTCACGAACACTCTCAGGTAGCATCATAGGAGCTACAGTTTCTTTAATAGCTATGTGTGTAACGTTACCCATTGGATCACGTTTGATAACATAACGATCAAGTTTAAATACACGCATACCACCTTCGTCAGGTAGATATAACAAAGAGTTACCAGTAACAAGTAAGTTCTTTAATGCTTGAAAGATACCGTTCCTAAAGTTCTGTACTTCTACTTCTTGTGATACGCTACGCTCTACATCAGCTAATGCTTTCTCTAAGTCAGTACGTAGTTGTTCTGCTCCCTCTGCTCCGAGGTCTTCCTTAGCTTTGTCTAACTCATAACGATCTATAACAAGACGAAAGAAGGGAGCGTTAGGTGGAAGCAATGCAAGCAATAACTTACTGCTTAGATTTAATACACCTCTAGCTCCTATACCTTGATACGGTGTGTAGTACTTACTAGCGTGGCTATGCCCGTCAGGTGGTAATACATAAGGAAGCGTTAGCTCAGAAGAAGTACGACCCCTATCTAAGTAAGAGTGTCGTTGGTTCTCTAAGCTATGGTATAACCCTTGGGCTGTTTCTTGCATTAGCTAGGATCGCTAGGAGTCCACTCGTCACC